TGACCAATCAATACTTGGTTTGGTGGGAAGTATGGGTCACGATATACTTGGTAACGACCAGCAAGTGTACCCACTCTCTCAATACCCATGTTGTATTGGTCTTGTTCAGGTGACGCATTTGAAACGTGGAAATATTCCAAGTCATCAAAGATAGCTGAAACTTCGGAAGAAACAACAATCCAGTTTGCTCCACCACGAAGTGTTGACTTGTGAATTTGAGCAGATAATTGGTTGATTGCTGTAATCAAAGTTTGGTTCCAGTCTTTTTGAGTGTAAGAAGTTGTATTAGCAACTCTTCTCCATCCGTTGTAATCCCAACGTAAATTCCAAGCCGCTCCTTTACGAAGGTCACGAAGAATTTCACGGTCAATTTCAGCCGCAACTTGTTCTGACAATAAAGCTGTCAATTCGGCTTCAGCGTCGATGTTGTGGAATGCCGCAACGTCTTGAGCAAGTTCTGGTGACCACTGAGCTCTCAACTTTCTTTCAGTCACAGAAACTGTTACTGACTCAAGGTCGAAAGAAACTTCACCGATTTTATCTTCGAATTCGAGTTCTTCATAACGTCTCCAAGCTACGTTAAATGCTGAACCTGAGAAAATGTTAGTGATAGTTGCACCTGTGTAACCATCGATAGTGTCACTACCACATGTTGGACATGTAGGACATGACAAATCAACTTCTAAATAGATATAACCTGTCTGGTCACAAACTTTATCATAAGTACCACCACCACCATCGGTAGGCCAAGTAGTTGTTGTTGGAGTGTAGGTAGGACTAACAATACCCTTACCATACTGTTGAGTTACAACTCTATACAAAAGTGGTCCTGTAGAAATCGCACATGGTGTTGTTGACGCGCTAATACCTGTACCAGTATAAACAATCAAACTAGCCAAGAAAGTTTCAGTATCAATCTCATTACCATCAGGTGCTATTAATTTACCTACACCAGTGTTAGTGAAACCACCAACTCTGATAATAACTTTTCTTATGTTGTTACCGATGTAAACTGACTGAGCGGGTTCTAGTGTACCATTAGACCAAGCAACAACTGTAGCTGATGTGGTTACTGCCGACCAACGACCTTTTGAATAGTCAAAAAGACCTGCTGGGTTCAATCCAGGTTCAGTGCCTTCATAGAATAAATCATAAAGGTTTTTAGCATAAGTACCGTTGTATGAACCATTTGACAAAGTGTAACCAGAATTTGGGTCACCAGGGTAATTACCAGGTGAACCTACAGGTGCGTAGTGCTGACCTGAACTTGAGTCAAATGGTCCGGTTGAGGAACCACCAACACCATTGTTATAACCTTGAATCTTCGGTACGAAGTAGAACAATTTACCAATTGGTAAGTTCATAGCTTGTACAGATACAATGTCGTTAGCAAGTAACTTAGAGAATACACGTCTAACGATTGGGAATACAACAGTTTCAAATGAACCTGAAGAACCGTCAGAAGTTGCTTCGTTAATCAAATGTGACGCTTGGTTTTCATATAACTGCGCAACATTTTCTTTTAGGTGGCCCTTAAGACCTTCGAGGAACCCTAATTTGTCCCATTTGTTGATAGTATCTTCTTTGATAACTTTAAGGTGCTTAAGACCGATGTTACCAACAAGACCTGATTCTAATAATGCTCCCATTTTGTTTGGTTTTTTATTAATTTAAAGTTTATTTTAATTTATTCATCAAATCTTTCATTCTCAGGAATTGAGGGTTTTCATATGTTTTTGACTCAATTAAGTTGATTGCTGAACCTGTTGATGGTGCCTTTTCGATTACTTGACCGATTGACTCATTCATTGGTTGAGCAGAACTTCCTGACAACTCATCTTTGATTGATTTGTACAAATTCTTCGATTCTTTCAATGTTTCAACAGAATCAAATCTTCTCAAGATGTTAATTTTCTCTTGTTTAGATGTTGAGTGTTCAGTAAATAAACGAGTTGCGTATGCCAAATTTGAATTAAACACGGCAACTTCATTTAATTTGTTTCTGAATACGTTCAACGCTTTTCTGTATTCTTCATTCTTTTCACGAAGAAGTTGTAACTCACTGCTATCCACACTTTCAAACTTCAAGTTTCTGTTAGGTGTGATTCCTTTTCTTAAACCACGTCCTTCTTTAGAACCATTTCCGTATGTACGTGCAGCTTCTTTTGTTTCCGCCTTCTTAACGCCTTTTGGTTTAATTTTAAATTCGCCGTCAAGATTTTCACCATTCTTGTCATAGGAGAAGCCTTTTTTAGCACTTCCTGTTCCCATAGTTTTGTTGGCGGTTTTCTTAACAACTTTAAACCCTTCGCCTTGATTCGGATTTTTACGATACTTGAATTTTGAAGCCTTACCCATGCCCATGCCTTTAGCCCTGGTGGATTTTTTACCTTCTTCCAAGTAACCTTCATTTTCTTGGTCATATGATTCATCCATGTCCTCTTCGATTTCTTCATCCATTTCGATTTCATAGACAATACCTTCAGATTCCTCATCAGTATCATCCTCATCATCGTCAGATTCTTCATTCATGTCGATTTCATAGACGTAACCTTCTTCTTGTTCTTCATTACCTTCATCGAATATGTCATTAACGATGTCTTCAACACTTTTTTCAGATAGATATTCTTCTTCTTCCATAGGAATAACGTCGTCATCTTCCATCATTGTGTCATCCATCATTGTGTCATCCATCATAGCATCACCCATTTCTGAGTCGTCCGCCATGTCATACATGTCTTTTTCCATAGATGTGTAATCAGATTCTTCTCCTTCACCAACAATCATGTATTCTTTGTCAGTTTCAGTATCTTTCACACTAATGTTACCGCTGTCATCTTTAGTAACAACGATATGGTCATCAGGACCCATTAATTGGAAAACACGTAAAACCTCCTCATCTGATTTGTCAGTTAAGTCGATAGGTTCGTCATCTTCGATGTTATCAGTGTCCATTTCCATACCCATATCCATTTCGTCTGAGTCCATTTCGTCCTCATCTTCCATTTCGGGTTCTTCCATGTCCACTTCCATGTCAACCTCTTCTTCGCCTTGTTCGTTAAGAGATTCTTTTACTAATTCTTTGATTTCTTCCTTCATAGTCGAAGCAAGTATTCCTTTTGCATTTTCCGCAACCGCTTCTTCCAAATTTTTCATTTGGAGGATTGCTTCTTCAACAATAGATTTTTCTTTTGCCATTCTTTGTTTTTATTTTTCTATATAAATATGTATCAAATCATAAAAATTTTTTATTATTCGTTTTGATACTAAATATTTTTTATTATTTTTCTCCTGATTTTCCTAACTTTTGTTTTTCAAGCTCAATCATTTTTTCGATTTCCGCTTTTCTAAATTCTAGATTTTGTAATCTTCTTTCTCCGACTTTGAATATATCGTCTTCGACAGGAGTGTTTCTATATGACTTAACTTTTGTTTGACCTTCAAAATTTATATTGCTTAACAGATACGGTTCGTCATACCTTGTTATTTCAGTTGTTACTTTTCTAATTTTATTTTTCTTATTAGCGAATGCAACATATCTTTTTCTATCTAAATCAACGAATAAAAATACTTGTACATTTGATTCAGAATATTTTGTAGAGTCAAAACCCCTTGATGTTACTTCAAAAAAAGTATCACCATCTTTATCAACCAAACTTCTTATGTAGGTAAATGGTTTTACTTGTACGTGAAATGTTTTACCACCCGCAGTTACCGCAATATCCATTCCCTTTCTAGTGTCTCTAATATCACCAGAACAAAATCTTACAATTTTGGCGTTCTCACCGAAAAATTCTTGTAATATTTGAATTGCATAATCTTCATTTTGATTTCCCCTCTCAATTGTGGTTTTATTCAATTCTACTAATTCATCAGTGATTGGACCCTTAAATAATCTTTCTGCGTTCAGAGTAATCCACTCCATGAATTTTTTAGGAGTTAATTCAGTATCAGGTTCATCCTCATGAAACAAGGACTCCATTTTTCGTCTTACTTTGGTATTGGTGTCAAATCTGTTAAGTATCGACCATTCATCTTTACCAGGTATATGCTGATAAACCCCAATGACCCCAAAATCGGTGGCACAACCCTCATCAGGGTTTTCAATTTTACCCCAATTAGATGGGGAATAAACATCTTTCAATGTTTTCCTAATATGAGCGGCAATAGGGTCTGTTGGTCTTTTGAAATATTCTGATAGTATCTTATACTGACCCTCTGAAATTGTAATTTTCATATCTGATAAATATATCAGAATAAAAAAAAGGAGGGTTTCCCCTCCTTTTACAACTATTGATAATTTTTTGATTATCCTATCACTTCATCAATTTTACTTTCTACAATAGCTGTTATTCTCCAGTCTTCCGAATAGTTCTCAAAAACCTTTGTCACTTTTGCTTCAACATCAGTCGGTGAATAACCTTTAACTAATTTTTCCTGTCTTAATTTTTTAATTTTACCTGTTTCGGAGTCAGGCATGTCTGTTGTAATTTTTGCTACAAAATATTTTTCGTCCATTTTATTGAGTTTTAGTAACCCAAATAATCGTTCAATTTCTTCATTAAGTCAAGCGATTTGTCGGTTGGGCCACCAAATTCTCTTTCAGCTTTCATTTTTTTCTCCTCATCCAAGTTTTCTTCAAACTTAAATCTGTCATCAGGTTCAGTGAAAAGATAAGCACCAGGAGTGGATGGAGACCATACAAGGTCAAAACAAATCAACTCAAAGTCATCCTGTACTTCGTTTTGTTCCCCAATTTTTTTAAGCGACCCTACACCACGAGATGATATACCAAGTGTAACACCTTGTCTTAAAAGATTTGCCGCTTGGTCTCCTTTGGTTGATACAATACCTCTCTCATGAAAACCTGGTGAAGTTAATAATTTTAATTTACCCATAAGAACAGGACCTTCCCACCATATATCACTAATTGAATGAGAAACTCTATCCAAATCGACAAGTGATGATTCAGGGTGATTAAGCTCGGATAAAGCAATACCCTTGTTAATCATTTTTTTATAGTTATCCGCCTCTCTCTTTAATACTTTCTCGGGGTATATTCTACCGTTTCTATTAGGAATATTGTATTTTTGAAGTACTGCGTAGAATTC